CCTCTCGGCTATGGACTAGTTTTTCCGGCATAGGCTCCCCCCTACTGCATGGTTCACAATCGCCGCCTCGCTTCGCTGGCTCGAACTGGACGCCCTCGTGGTCTCGGCAGTGCCGCCGTGCCTGTGATGCTGCCCAGTCGTCCTTCGGATAGCGGTAGCTCTGGAGTACCATCGCCGACCCATCTTCAGCGAGTCGGCCCACGATGGCGTCGAGGGGCCGCGCTCCCGACTTGCGACGAACCCGACGAAATGACCCACGCCGGAAGTCGGCTGGGTTTCGGATTCTGCAAGCATGTTCGGTTGGATATGGCACAAAAAAACGCCCACCGATAAAGGATGGACGTCTGAAGGGCGTCTCTGGAACGTGGGCGCTCTGGGCGCTCTAGTTATTCAGTTGTCTCGTTAGTCTTGGAGTCTACGCTCCCGCGTTTGTACTTGTCAAGGAGAACGACAGCGACGTGAGTCCTGCCATGCTTCCGAGACTGTATCTCCAGCAGGTGGTCGCCCAGCTTCTCAGCCATCACCACCGGGTTGCCTGGGCAGCACGAACAGTATATAGGGTGGGTCGGTATGGTGCACTCTCCCATGCTTATCCTCTCCTGACGCTCTTCGGCTCTATCCAAGTGGACGGGACTTCGGGGTGGAACGTCAGCCTGACCATCATGTCGCTGAGTTGGCCCACGAAGTCGGGGTCGGACGCCTGTACTTCTCTCTCCACGAAGCTATACTCGGCCCCGCCCTGCGTCATAGAACTGTACCCCGTGACAACACCCTCGGCCTTGATAGCACTGAGGAACCGCTCGACCTCTCCGTCTGTCGTCTTGTAGCCCCAGCCTTCAGGCGTCCAGCTAATGGAACCCACGGTCTCAGGCTCTGCCTCTTCCGTCACCTGGGTGATTTGGTATTCAGCCATGTGCGCTCCCTTCTACGGGCTATATACGCCGAGGCCCATGCTCTCGGCTTCTTGAGGACTCCCCCAATCGCGTAATCTGCATGAGAACCCCAGGTTGGATTAGCAGGAGAAGTAAGCTCGAAGGCAGGGCCAGCGCTAGTTTGTAGCGGGGCAGGTCTTTCCTTGACCCAGTATCTCCGCATTAGCTTCAGCATGTCAGGGTCAACCGCCTTGAGATGGTTAGGGGCAGTTATAGCATACTTAAAGTTCTCGGCTAGATACTCGTTGATATTAGACGTAGAATAGTCGGTGATGGCTCTGCGCTTCCCAGCCGCCACCTCGCCATACATCTTGGTAACCCGATTCCAGAACGCCTGCCCCCGCCTCTTGCCGAGGAACTGTACCATGCGCTGCCGGATATGCCCCACATGTTCTCCCATCAGTTGATGGGCTAGTTCATGGTGAGTCGTCCAGCTTGGGGAGTTCGAGGACACCCACGCCTTATCAACGACACCCTTTGTGTATTTCGCCATCTCAGGGGGGTAGTAAACGCCGGACGCCCTCATTGGCTTCCCTGTTCCGGGGTGTCTTAGTGCAAGCCTATTCGACCCTGGCTTGATGACCTGTATCCGACGGTCTGGGTTCTTCCACATCTTCATCATCTTTTCACCCAGCCCAGGTCTCAAACTACGGGCAGTCTGTGCAACTGCATTGCTGGCGATTTGTGCTGCACTCGCCGGAACCCCAGCAGTGCGCTGAACCTCTGGCGTCCAGTTCTCAAGAACGCCGGGGTCAACCTCTGGCAGCTTGTCGACCACCTCTGGTATCTCCGGCACCTCGCCTATCTGGTCGCGTAGCTCCTTCGCAGCCTCTTCGTCCTCGACGGGCAGCACGACGCACCGACAGTTGACGTTCTCTCTAGCAGACGAGCCTTGCCCAGGCGCTTCCATCTTGTCGAAGCCCACCTCGAACAGTTCGCCCGTCTTGCGTATCTGCCCATGTGCAGCCGCATGGCTCGGCCTCTCCCGCCCGTCGAGAGCCGTATACCAAGCCTTCATCTCAATCTCGGCTTGCTTGAACGACTCGACGCTTCCCTGGTTAGCTGCCGCCGTCATCTCCGTCCGCGCCACCCGCTCTGCCCGCCCGGTGGTCTGGAACTCCCTGAACTGTCGGAGCTTGGTCGCTATCTCGTCATTGCTCAAGCCCTCGGCACTGGCATCGCGCACAATGGTCATCACTGTTCCCTGAGTGCCATCACCCACGGTCTTGGCCCACCACTTGGCACGGGTCTGAATCCACGCCTGGACGGACGGCGCGTTGATGTCGAAGTCCAAGCCGAGAGTCCCCGGTGCCTGACGGCCCTTTTGCGGTGCGTCATAGACATGAGCGCCAGCGTTGAGGGCAAGCATGAGGTGCTTGCGAGAGAGTGCTATGAACTGGGGTGTCCACTCGTCAGGACGGAACAGGGGAGCCGCCCGCATCTCGGCTTCTGCCTGACGCTCGAACTCTCGGATGATGGCGTTGGCTTGCTTGCGGAACAGGACAGAAACGTCCCGCCGCAGAGCGTCGGTCAGCTTGTCTCTAACACGCTGCTGAGCGTCTCCGACAGCCCTTCCGGCAGCGTTCCATTGATGCCAGAGGTCTCCACCGCCCTTGGCACTAAAGGGCTGCGGGTGTTTACCGCCTCCTCTGTGACTGACATAGCGGATGGTGCAGCCACAGCAGGGGGCTTGTCCCCCCACTCCACTGGTTCCATCCCCAAGCCCAGGCGCACTTCGTTGATGGTCAGGACACCAGCCCCGATGGCTGCGAGTGTGGGGTAGCTGATGACGTTACCAATAGCCTCCATACCCATCTCGCCCCTGACCTCGTTGACGGTCATAACGCCGGACTTGATGTAGGTGTCCCGGCGACCAGCCTTCGCGTCCTCGTCCTCTTGCAGTGCTGGCACGCCAGAGGTGTCGAACCTGACCACCAGCCCTTCCTCGCCGTAGAGGGGCAGCAGCATCTCGGTTAGCTCTTCCTCATAGAACGCCAACTGCGGGCCGATGCAGTCCTCCCAGAAGCTCTTTCGAGCCGTCATGATATTGGCATATGTGGCACGACTCAGGTCGTGCAACATTGGAGTTGGCACGTTAAAGACCCGTGCAACGTCCTCGTTGCTCCACCTCATGCTCTCCAAGGCCATCATGTCCTTGGGGCTGAAACCCAGGTTGCTGGCTGTCATACCCTCACCGAGTATGGCAGGACGTCGCGCCGCCTTCGGGCCAGCGTAACGAGATTCCCACCGCTGATAGAAGGCCAGCACCTCTTCGTCCGTCGGGCTGTCGCTCACGCTGATAATCATGCCCGGTGTCGCGTCGTTGGCGAGGGCCGAGCGGTTGGTCTGTAGGGCGTCGATGCCCATGTCCACCGACAGGGCAACCGGGGCAATAGGTGATAGGCCACTGTACTCGTCCAGCGGGTTGAAATACCTGAACCAGACTATCTCATCAGGGGCGAAGGCCCGCCGGTCTGTGCTGGTGCCGTACACGAAGCCCTTGATGTATTCATTCTCGTCCGGCAGCACCTTCATCTTGTCGGGCCGGAGGGGCCATATCTCCGTGATGGCATTGCCCTCTCGAACCACCGCCCAGTAGGCCGAACCCCAGAGGGACAGATAGGTCTCCGTGGCCCGCCACAGGTCGCCACGAGTCCACCAGCGGTTGACCCGGTTCAGCACCACCTGGAGAGGGTGGTCAGGCTCGACCTTCTCCTCGCCTTCCTCGGTCTGTCGGTAGACGAACAGCGGCACCCGTGCGATGGCTTCCTGCCTGAGCTTGATGGCCGCGTACACCGAGACGCTCTGCGGGTAGTAGTTCCCGTATGAGGTCTTCGCCCACGCATCACCTACACCCCAGGTCTTCGAGAGCTTGTCAAAGAGAGAGCCACTCACTGGGTTGGCCCTCTCCCGGCCCCGTAGGGCGTCCCACGCGCCCGACACGTTCCCTCTTATACCCATAGCTTTAGCTCCCCCCGACGCCCGCCAAAGGTCATTGCCAAGGCGTCGGCCTCGTCGGGTGACTTGCTCATCTTGTCCTTAGATTCTAACATGAGCCGTTTGTCCGACTGAATCGTATAACGGCGAGAGGTTAGTTGTCCAACCAGGGCCGGGTCATTGGGCAGCCTCCCGCCCGCTATCACCCACTCCCTGACCATCCACCACGACTCAGCCACCTTGTTCGCGAACCGCTTGTCCTGCCGCGCCCGCTCACCGCCCTTGAAGGCCACGAGCTTCGTGCCGTTCAGCCCCACCTCTCGGAGCCGGTCAGTCACCCCACCACCGAGACCAGTGTCGTCCACCACCAGAGTGTCCACCTTGTTGTCCTCGCAGTACCTACCCAGCCACCCAGCGATAGCCATCAGGTCTTTACCCTGCACCCGATAGACCACCTCGGCCACGTTGCCCTGTCTCCGTGCCACCACGGTCTTGTCCCGCCCGAACCGTGCCACGTCGCACCCAATCACCACCTCGCCCTCTGCCTCGACCTCTCGCGCCATCGACTCCCGTGCCAGCCAGAGCGGCAGCAGGGCGTCGTCAAGCTCGTCGGGGAACTCACCCAGCACCGCACCGATGTACATGGGAGAGTCCTCACCCCACTCAGAGGCGCGGTCTGCCACGTCCTCGGCGGTCACCATGCCCCTGACCACTGTGCGCCCCTCTATTAGGTTCGGGGTGTCGAAGGCGCTGATGCTGAAGGTCGTCCAGTTCTCCCGGTTCTGGTGGTGGCTGGTGTAGAAGGGGCCAGTGGTGGCGAACGGGTTGCCCACCATCAGCAGGGTATCGGGGTTAAGCCGGTACAGCGCGTTGATAGAGTCCTCGTCCATCGCGTGAGCCTCGGTAACGATGACCATCAGGCTCGGCGAGTGGAAGCCCTGGAGGTTCCAGGGCCGGTCAGTCGAGAAGCCCACGATGAACGTGGTCTCGTCTAGCTCCCACCGAGGAGCCTCGAACAGACGCCCACCCAGGATGGCCGGGGCCGAGCGGTATGCAGCCCGTAGCTCGTTGAAGATAACGTCGTCAACCTGACGATAGGTCGGCCCGGTGATGACCACCTTGGCCGGGTAGTGAGCCGTGACCCACCAGAGCGCCATACGAGCGGCCAACCAGTCCTTGCCGCTACCGTTACAGCCCACGACAGAGACGCGCCGGGACGACCCAACGGCCTCGGCTATCTCAGTCTGCTTCGGGTACGGCCTCGCCCCCAGTGCGTCCGTTAGATAGAGCGTGGGGCTGGCCGCTATCTTCTGGGCCAGTTCCACCAACTCCGTTGTCGCCGTTGCCATTCGCTATGTGCCTCGCTAACTCCATCAGACCCATACCCTCGCCGACCTGGATGGTCTGCGTCCGCATGTCGATGAGTGGCCTGTCTGGAATGATGCCGTTTATTGTGTCGATGCGGGACATTATCGACAGCACCATACGGGTAGCCTCAGCGTCCCCCTGCATCGCAGGGAGCCACCAGCGGGACAAGAGCGCCAGATACCGCTCCATCTGTAGCGCCCGCACCGCGTCGGCTGTCCTGGTGGCGCTACGGGCCAGGTCACCGAGGACACGCTTGACATCCTTATTCACCAGAGACCGCGCCACGCCCAGATGCTCGGCTATCTCCTTCTCGGTACGGCCCGCCTTGGTAAGCTCCAGCATCTGGTAGCGCCGGGTCTCAGCGACGACCCGCTGGCCCTTGGTAGGGCTTAACCCCGGCTGCTTACGCTTCGGCATCAGACCTTCACCGCCTTCGGCGCAAGTAAGGTCGGCACTAGCTCGTCACCAGTGGCCGACCCCATCCCGGTCATCCGCTCAAGGGTCACTGCGACATACTTCGGCTCAATCTCCATCCCGTAACAGATGCGGCCCAATTGCTCGGCGGCAACCATTGTGGTGCCTGAGCCTAGGAACGGGTCGTAAATCTCCGCACCTTTAACAGTAAATGATTCAACAAAAACGCTCCAAGCCTTCACTGTTTTTTTGACTGGGTGGGCGACTGCCTCCTGGACAACAGGTATATCCCAAGAGTCATGCCCGACGTGTTTGCCAAAATTGCCATAGCACAAAAGCGGCTCCCATGTATTAAACCCGCCCAGCCCACTAGGGGAACAC